GGGGCAATTAAGTACTCTATTGCTGATAGAGCTATTGATGTAAGTGACCCATCAACCTTACCGGTAGCTTTCCCTATTAGCTCTAATATAAGATTTCTACCTCTAAAAAATGAAATAGTCCTATTGACAGACGGACCAACAGTAGAGGCATCTAATAACCTTAGTACGGATTCACACAAATACTACACCACAGTAGTTTCTGTATGGAATCACCCTAATCATAATGCATCAATAGACGCAGGAAGTAGTGCTAAAGTAGACTTTGGTTCTGATTTTGAAGAAAATACGGAAATTAAACCTTTACAGCCTTTCCCCGGTGATACCTTAATAGAAGGTAGGTTAGGACAATCCATAAGACTATCAGGTACTAGTGGATACGGAAATATATTCTCAGATAATTCTAATAACGGTGACCCGTTTACTGTTATAAGTAATGGTCAAAACGGTAATGAAGATGACCATATAGTAGAGGATGTTAACAAAGACGCTTCTTCAATCTTTCTAACCTCTAACCACACTATACCTCTAACCCCTTCTAATAATAAAGCGGATGCTAATAAAGGAGATACCCTAGTACAAGCAGACGTATATAAAGGTTCTCAGATACTTATGAACAGCAATCGCTTATTCTTTAATGCAAGAGAAGAGAGTATAATACTTTCAGCAAAAAAGACAATTGCTTTTACTTCAGAAAATACGAGTATCGACGGTATTAATAGTATAGGATTAGATGCTACAAAAATATACCTAGGTAAACAAGCATTAAAAAATGAAAGAGAACCTGTAATAAAAGGAGATGCTCTTGAAGGATTATTAAAAGACTTATTGGTTTTGATTAGAAACCTAGGAGTGCAGTTACAAGTTGCTACCTCTTTAACAGGGGGCCCGGTAGTAAATTTAAACACCGAAGGTCCAACAATCATCAAAGAAGCACAGAGACTTCTAACACTAATCAACCCAGGTGGACCATCATCAATCAAATCTAAAAAAGTATTTACTGAATAATGCCACACGCTCTATTAAAAGATTATAAAAGTCAACTATCCACTCTAGCAGCATCGAACTTAGGTCAGCTAAAAGCAATGGCGGTAACCTATGCTAATGTAAAAGCAAACGAAATTATAGCTGAACTCAGAAAAGAGTGCCCGCCCCCGGAGGTCTTTATAGAAGTAACTAAAACCTTAGACAACCTAAAAAGCTTAATGAATAAGACTGATAAGCAAGTACAGGTTATGACTAAGTTACCTAAAAAACTCGATAAAGCTATTACCGTAGGTAAGGTGATTGTAGAGCTACTTTCCCATCTTCCCATACCTGCTGCAGTACCACCCGGCGTGGGTATACCTATTGGTCTAATTCAAGCTCAAGCAAACTTCTTAGTCTTCACTCGTAAGATGGTTGAAAATATTGAAAACGATCAAAAAGCAATACTAACAGTTGTTAGCTCAGCCTCAGGCATATTTGAACCTGTTAAGACTAAGTTAGGTTTAATAGAATCTCTATTAACCGAATGTGCTTCAAACCCTAATCTAACCCAAGCCGAAAGAGATGCTATTTTAAAAGGAGCACAAAGTAACACGCAAGGTAACACACAAGGCAACACACAAGACCCTAATCTACCCGGTCTAAGTTATACAGCAGCAAACGGACGATCATATACGTTAAGTGTAGTAATAGAAGAAAACGTAACAACAATAGTTCCTAAGAGGAAAGCAATAGCAAAAGACTACAGAGGTATCGTTGTTTTAGAAGGTCCACTTTCTTTTGCTAGCTCTGAACAAGTATTACTGGATGAATTAAAATTTAGATTAGATAATCAACTTCCATAACCCTACTATTTATATACATATGAAACTAGACGAACTTAGAAAAGTCATAAGAGAAGAAGTTAGAGCAGCCGTAAAAGAAGAAGTACAGGATATGCTAACCGAAGCTATTAAGATAGCTAGTGCACCAACTAAAATGCAACCTGCCCCTAAAGCAGGTCAAACAAGCTGGTCGGCACCTAAGCAAGCTCAAAAACCAACTAACGATCCAATAATGGAAATGCTTAACATAACTAAGCAATCCATGACACCAGAAGACTATAACCAAATAGTTAGTATGGACTCAACAAATGTTGCAAAACCACCACTAGCTCAATCCATGGCTTCTCAAATGGGAATGACCGGAGCAGAGCCTGGTTTAGATTTGAGTGGATTAGATTTTGTAAAAAAAGCAAAAGCAGTATTTGATGCTTCTAACGAGAAAGATAAAACAAGACAGAAGGTTTAATGGCATACGACGTAAAACATATAGATCCATCAGATTTAACTCCAAGCATAGGTGTGGGCGTAAGTATTCCATTCTCTGCCGGTGCTGTATTTAACAGAACATATAAAACTAAAGATGCAATAAAAGCAAATCTAATTAACTTTTTTTTAACTAATAAAAGAGAGCGTTATCTAAACCCCGATTTTGGTTCTAACCTGAGATCTTTATTATTTGAAAATATAACTAATGATAGTTTAGAAGGTGTTAAAGAAGTAATCACGGATGCTGTAAAAGACTATTTTCCACGGGTATCCCCAACTCAAATAGAATTAAAAAGCGACCCAGATACACACACAGTCAGGTTTTATATGAAATATAGAATTATAGACAGTAACATAGAAGACCAAGTAACAGTAGATGTAGAACAATAATGGCTGAAGAAAGAGATATAAAATACGTTAATAGAGACTTTACAGATTTTAGGAGTCAACTGGTTGAATACGCTAAAAACTATTTCCCTGATACCTATAATGATTTTTCTCCTACCTCCCCCGGGATGATGTTTATAGAGATGGCTGCTTATGTAGGCGATATTCTATCTTTCTATCAAGACAGTCAACTACAGGAAACCTATCTTACTTACGCTAAAGACCCTAAGAATCTTTATTCATTAGCTTATATGATGGGGTATAAACCTAAAGTAACAGGAGTATCGGAAGTAGAAATAGAAGCAACACAAACCATTGATACTTTAGGATCTCCAAACTACCAACCCAACTGGGCAACAGCAGCCAACATATCCGCTGATACAATTTTTACTTCATCAGAAAGTTCAAAAACTACATTTCTATTAAATAAAGGTATTGATTTTAGGTTTTCAAGTTCTTACGATCCTACTGAGATAACAATAACAGATATAGAAAACAACAACCCTACAGGTTACACGTTAAAAAAGAAGATACAAGCATTTTCAGGGCAAAAGAAAACTACTACGTTTACCTTAGGTAATGTTGAAAAATTTAAAACCCTAACAATAGAGGATTCTAGGATAGTAGGTATATTAGACATAACTGACTCAGAAAATAATAAATGGTACGAAGTACCTTTTCTAGGGCAAGATACAATTTTTGTTGATGAGTCAAACACTTCAAGTGATTCTAACGAAGTACCTTTTAATCTAAAACTTAAAAAAGTACCTAAACGTTTTGTTACAAGATTTCTTTCCTCTGGCTTCCTACAGTTACAATTTGGAGCAGGTACTACAGGAAACGATGACTCAACAATTCTACCAGATCCCTCTAATGTCGGATTAGGAACATCTCAAGGTGTAAGTAGGGTAGATCAAGCTTATGATCCTTCTAATTTTCTTTATAGTAGATCATACGGTATATCTCCTAATAACACTACCCTAACAGTTACCTACATAGTAGGAGGAGGGGTAACATCTAATGTTCCTGCAAACACTATAACAGTCGCCTCGCCTAGTGTAAACAGCGTAACATTTAATAATTTAAAACCAGCCGCAGGCGGTAGAGATAGCGATACAGTAGATGAACTAAGAGAAAATTCTCTAAGATCATTTAATGAACAAAACAGAACCGTTACCCTACAGGATTATAATATTAGAACATTAGCTCTTCCTAGTAAATACGGCAGTGTAGCTAAAGCATTTGTTACTCAAGACCAAGCAACTAATACAAACACCCAGCAAGGTTATAGTGTAGATAATAATCCTTTAGCATTATCACTTTATATATTAGCTTATGATAATAAAGGAAAGCTTGTTGCTGCTCAATCTACATTAAAAAATAACCTAAAAACATACTTAGGTGAGTATATGCTGGTAACAGATGCAATCAATATTAAAGATGCTTTTGTTGTTAACATAGGAGTAAATTTTGATGTAATTGTAAGACCGGATTATGCCGGTAGAGATGTAATACTTAACTGTACTCTGAAGTTAAAAGACTACTTCAATATTAAAAAATGGAGTATTAACCAACCAATAAATATCTCAGATATATATTCTGAATTAGATAAGGTTAAAGGAGTACAAACTGTACAAAAAGTAGAAATAGTGAATAAAGCAGGAGGAGTTTATTCTCAATACGGTTACGATACAACAGGCGCAACTAAAAGTAACATAGTATATCCCTCTTATGATCCATGTGTATTCGAAGTAAAATTTCCTGACACAGACATAAAAGGGAGAATAACAACAATGTAATATGGCAGTATATAAAATATTTCCTGAAAGTGATTCATTTATCTTTACTGAAGAAGTAACGGGTAATGCAGGTTTGGATGAAATTCTTGAAATAGGCGGTTACCCCGTATCAGGGGTCGGCCAAACCTCGAGGATATTAACCAAGTTTAATAACTCAGAGATACAAGATGCAATTAACAATAAAGTTAATGGCGCTAACTTTCAAGCTAAACTACACCTTTATCTAGCTTCAGCATATGAACTCCCAACTTCTTATTCCGTCAACACCTACCCCCTATATAATGAATACACAAACGGTGTAGGTAAATTCGCGGACTTACCTGTCGATGAAACTGGGGTTAGCTGGACTTATATTTCAAATGCAGCATTACTCACCCACTGGACTCTTCCTTCAAATACAGTTGAAATGCCAACCGGTGTTACAGGATCTTATAATAGTACATATGTAGGAGGAGGGAGCTGGTACACAGGCTCTAACGGAGTTAATCTAGAAGCAACACAAACTCTAAACCTAAACTCAGCGCACGATTTAGACATTGATATTACTAATGCCGTCACACTACATTATAGTGGATCTATTGTTAATAACGGGTATATTACAAAGCTCTCCGATGATCTAGAGTTTAGTACTCTATCCTCTATTAGGTTAAAATACTACGGGAAAGACACTAATACTATCTACCCTCCAAGTCTAGATATTAAGTGGGATGATAGCACATACGTAACAGGAAGTTTGTCAACTCTGTCTACAGATAATGCTACCATCAACATAACAAATAATAAAGGTAAATATATAAACTCTGGAAAGCAGAGATTTAGGATATCTGCTAAACCAAAGTACCCTGTTCGTACTTTTACTACAGGATCTATATACCTAACAAACTACGCACTACCTCAAGGCTCTACCTGGAGTATGAGAGATGAATATACAGACGAAATGATTATAGACTTCGATAGTAGCTATACTAAGATTAGCTGTGATTCTGAAGGTAGTTATTTTGATATTCATTTAGACGGAGTTCAGCCAGAAAGATATTATAAAGTACTAATTAAAGCTGAATTAGGAGGTACTAATGCAGTCATAGATGGGAATAATGTTTTCAAAGTAGTAAGAAATGGCTAACGATATACGTATAAGTAAAACAGTATTAAATAAATCAGACTTTAGTAAAGTAGTAGACAGTACTTTTAAAACGTTTGTAACTTTAGACCCAACAGTCAATACAGATACTGTGGAAGAGTTTTTTAGATTGTATAGTAAATTATTTTATGAAATTCCAATAGAAGGAGATACTAATTCACACACCTATTTAATACAGGAGAGTTCTAAATTAGTAAGTGTCGATAAAGATCTAACAGACATACAACCTCTATTAGACGAAATATCAGAATTGAGAGAAAGATTATTACAGGTCAATCAGCAAATGATTGAACTACAAGTTCAGAATATAACAAATGGCGCATAGTAATTTTATTGCAACACAGATACCTGTAGATCAGAATACGGGATTAGAAGAGCTATCTAGTTTAGATAAAAAACTAGTATCTTCTTTCCCTGTTAATACTATATTTGATCCATCCAAGAGCTATATTGAGCTTCATACCTACTCTATAGACGGAACATTATTAGAATCTAATCACTACTATACCAATCAGTCATTTTTAGGAGACTCTGGTACCTCGGGTGGGAAACAAGCTAAGGGTTTAACACTAGACCCGGTAGCTGATGCTAAGATAGGAGGTTATGAATTTGGTGGTATAAAATTTGTATATAATTTTCTAGACGATCTTTATTCGGAAACTACTAATAAAATTGATTTTTTCATAGAAGAGATTTCTCCTGATCGAACAGAGATTAGATTACTTACAACTAAATTGGATAACGATAAGATTACATCGTATACTAATGAGCTAAAAAATAGAATAGATAATTCGTCTTACACTTTTGATTTAAGAGCAAATTTCAACTTTAATAGATTATTTGCAATTACTAATATAAACTTACAGGAGTATAAAAAAGAAAACTCTGTAATTGTCAAGCTATATGAACCTCTCTCAGAAGAGATAAGCATAAAAGACACCCTAGTCCTTAACGAAATAATATCCGACTCAGTTGCTTTTGAAATAGATGTAGAAGTAATAGACGACGTTATTACAGTCCCTTATATAAAAGGCCCTAACTTTAATCTTGAAGCAACAACTCAAGTAAATGCTCCTTCGGAGTATTTTAATTATACAGACTTATTTTCATTTCCTACTTCTAACAGCTATAGAGAGTTAAATTCTCTATTCCAAGAGAAAAGTATTGATATTAGTATTGATTATTCTGATTACGAAGACTTTATTCATTTTAGTTCTGCTAATGAAAGACTAAGAAACTTCAAGTATAAGTTAGAGTTAATAGAATCCTATCAAATTAATATAGATGCTATAGAAAGTGCGAGCAACACCTCATCCGGTATATCAGGAAGCCGTGAATACTATCAGGGATTAATTAATACTACTACAAGTAATTTTGACCATTACGATAGACATCTTTATTATGAAAGCGGATCTACTGCTTGGCCTAAAACAAATTCTACTACACCTTACATCAATGCAATCGGATCTGCTGCTACTTCATGGTATAATCAAGAGAATGAAAATACAGCACTCTTTGATTTAAACAACCCTAGTATACTTATTAACTCTATTCCTTCCTATCTTAGAGAGGATCCAGATAATAACCCGTATAATATTTTCATTTATATGTTAGCACAGCATTTTGATAATCTTTGGATTTATTCAAAAGCTATGACAGATAAGTATGATGCGGATAATAGAATAAATAAAGGTATTTCTAAAGATTTAGTTCAAGAGGCACTTAAAAACTTTGGAGTAAAGCTATATACAAGTAATAGATCTACCGGGGACTTGTTTAAAATGTTTACCGGTGAAACCTATCAGACCGGTAGTGAGGTGATTAACTCTCTAGTATCAGCTTCTAATGAAACAGTATCAGAAGAAGATTATAGAAAAGAAATTTATAAAAGATTATACCACAACTTACCTTTATTATTAAAAGCAAAAGGAACCGAAAGAGGTTTAAAAGCATTAATAAGCAGCTTTGGTATTCCTACAAATAATACAGTATCTGGATCTGAAGATTCTATTTCTGGTCTCTATATTAGAACATTAGGAGGTTTAAATAACGAACTTAATGAATTCAAAATCGGTGGAGAGAAAAATAGAGGTAATTATTTTATAGACCCCACATTAGATTACACTTCATCTGCAGGAAAGATTAGATTAGATAACACCGGAAGCACCGTCTCAGGTAGTACTCTTTCTCAGTACACCTCTATTGTAAGAAGAGCTACTAAGTATACAGATGATTCACACGTCATAGAAATAGGTTATTCTCCTACAAATGATATAAACGAAATACTAAAAGTATCTTCATCTTATGATGCTGTGATACTTGATAATCTTATAGGTGATCCAGGAGAAATTTACTCAGGGAGTTATGAAGGACTTGTATCTTCTTCCATTAATTATTTACAGAATGTTAATACACGTGATCTTCAAGATTACACTCGTATTATAAAATACTACGACAACGTAATATTTAAAACGACCAAAGACTTTATACCAGCAAGATCTAATATAAGCTCAGGTATTATCATCAAACCTCACGCACTAGAGAGGAGTAAAGCCAAGCAAGTTTCTTTAACTGGTAAACAGGAAATTAAAAGCAATGTATCTCAGGATTATATAAACCAATTTATTGGTGATATAACTATAACTGGATC